ATTTACGACCGAGGTCTGTGGAAGTGGGAATATAATACCAAGCAAATGATGCGGAGGTTAAAAGGTAATGCAACAAGTTGTCCACAAAATCGTCGATGCGACGAACACATTAGGGCTTTCAATCCTGGCGGAGATTATTATTCTTGCGGTTCCTTTGGTGATGATGGGGATTATTCTATCTCCTTTGACCACGAGTTAAACGGCGGGTTTTCAACTCCATTACAAGATGACTTTAATATTCAATCATTAAAACAAGCCTGTTATAGTTGTCCGATGTTTGAAATATGCAATGGCTGTAAAAAGACAGTACGTGATATGAAGCGAGAAGGTCAAGCAGAATCTCATTGTAAACATATGAAATCTCTTGCCCCTCGCATTTTAGAAATTAACGGGTTAGATCCAAACAGTGTAACCCCATATGTGAATGAGGAAATTGATGTTCTCAGTATCGATTAATCCAACATACTTTTGTAATTTTAATTGTGACTTCTGTTATCTAAGTAAAGAACAACTCAGAGACAGAAAAACAACGCCCATTGATGTAATTATGGAGAGACTCGCAGAGATTCCTCATGACATTACTCATGTCGATCTTTATGGNGGTGAGATTGGTATCTTGCCTGATACATATTTAGATGATTTGATAGATAGAATTAAAGATAAATACGAATGTACAATATCGATTATCACCAATCTTTCTGCAATACGCAAATCATTTCTTAGAGAAGACATTGATCTATCTGTATCATATGATTTTGGTGCCCGCGAGAAAGAGATGATCGTGTTTGGTAATATGCTTAAGTTAAATAGACCATTTTCGGTATTGACATTAGCATCAGAATATGTTATAAATGATGATGTAGACTATATGATTAATATGTTTAATACTCTAGGCAATCTCATTGCTGTAGAAATTAAGCCATTTAGTTCTACAACTCATCGCAAGCAGTATGTTACTGATCTTGAATACGAAGAGTTTATTATGAAATGGATAGATAGTCCTATTGAAAAGAACTTCCAATTCATTAATCAGGATAAGATAGAGGAATGTTTAGATGGTAATTATAACGCCTTTAGCGACGATCATGTGTATATTACTCCTAACGGCAAGTTTGGTGTATTGGATTTCGACCTACTTGGTAACGAAAGCTTTACGGAACTGGAATCCTTTCTAGAATATAACCAATGGGCCGCAAAAGAAAAGAAAATCGGCGTATCAGATATATGCAAGGAATGCAAATACTTTGGTAAGTGTTTAACAGAGCATTATAAGTTTGTTTCATTTCCACCAAAAGTAAACGGATGCAACGGTTATTTTAATTTACTAGAATGGTATAATGAAGACGCAGTACGAGTATAGAGTACAGTATCAACAAGAGTATAGCAGAAAAGACGATCCTCATTTACGAAGTGTAGAAGACGGTCATCGTTATGCTATGTTTGAAAAAGGTAATCTACATCTCGTTAACGGAAGAACTTACATGTTCAGAGATCATCTTGGACAATATGTAAGTACATTTGTAAGTCAGTACTCGGATATAATAGATAACAATTTAGAGCCCGGTATAAAAAGGGCCGTACTTGAGTTACATAAAAAAGGTTACTTGACGTATACAAGTTGTCAAGGCCACGACGATTCCAGACACAGGTATATTGGAGTCGTATTTAACACAAAAGAGCAGAAGCAAGAGTTTATAGAAGAGGTTAGTAAACTTAGTTGTGATATTTACTGGTATGACAACGCAATAAATACAGTCGAAAGGCCAAAGAAACCAGTACCTTGGTGGTCTGACGCAATACACCTACATATAGTTTATGATGATTTTTCGTTCGCTAATTCTCCTATTACAGACAGGAGAGATAAACCATACACAGACGAGCATCTTACTAAGTTTTGGAATATACAAATGAATCGCCAATACGAACATTACGAATCAATCGTATTTACGTTTGGTTATCCAATGGTAGAAAGAAACATGTGGGAAAGAGTTAAAAAGTTATTTTTCTATAATCACTACAAAGTCACAAGTGCATATCTAGATTTTTGTGATAAGGCACACTTACTAAAGGAATACGAGGCATAATGAAAGAATGGAAAATCAGGCAGCAATATTTCAATATGGTCAACGGAGATGCAGAATATAGAGATGATCTAAACGGGGTAGAAATTAATTTAGTAGAAGGCGAAGATATTATTACAGAAGCAGTTCGTCATTTCGAAGAATACGTGGATGAATGGATATATCCGTCTAAGTCTTATGTCGTAGCTATTTGTTATGCTACATGGATTGAAGATAATTTTGACGAAGATTTCTATGAGACATTAAACGACCCAGAACTGTTACCGCACGATCCTCATTTCGTCCCTTATGACGAAGATCGGTACACATACGATGGTATTATTGATGCTATTGGTGAAGTCGATATGACTGGCATGGTACCGGACATATATGAATATTATAAAGAAGAGATTTTAGAGTCAGTGGGGTGAAATGGATTGGTATACGAGTATTAAAATAAACGGATTTTATCATTTCAATGACCCTAGTGTATTTACTTATTTAAAATGGTTTTACAAAATACCTACTGTAAAATATGAAAATTGCAGATACCCGATATTACATTGGCCAGTTGGAAGAATATTAATAAGATTAACACAAATGGCTGTATACAAAAAGTATTTAACAAATTATAAATTAACTTTTGGAAATGTTGACGCCTGGAGTGGTATTGATATTGGCACTGATAAATGGCATAATGATTCAATAGAAGGAGGCAACACATCTTTTCTTCTTTACTCATGTAATACAACAGAAGAAACAGGCGGTGGTATTCAATTTAGAACGCTTGGTGCGGGAAAAGTTCACACAGTGTATCCTAAAAAGTACGACATTATCGTTATAGATCAAGACTTAAAGTTTATGCATAGAGTTATCCCTCTCAAAAGAGACATAAATAGAGATGTAGCAAATATAGAATTTAATATAGAATTATGATGTGTGAAGGAAATGCTAAATGAATTTTGAAAAACTTTGGCCAACAGTGGTTGGATCTGGCAAATTTTATCCAACAGATCTAGCTACTCATATTTTTATGAATTATGATTTGCAGTCACCGCCTAGTGATGTTGGTGGTTACAATATTTTAGAAGACAACTCGACTGAAATGCAAAATTTTAAAAAAGTTGTTTACGATTGCTTCAACTCGTATTTAAAAGAAACTGTTGGCAAACAGATAAGTGATTGGAAACATCACGAAATGAAAGGCTGGATTACCGGTCACGGTGCAGACTATAGTATGACTATTCATAATCACTCCGGTGCGCATTTATCTGGGGTTTTTTATGTTATGGCAGAAGATCAAAAATCTGGTGGCGATATAGTATTTTCAGATCCAAGATCAAATGCTAATAGAGGCTATGACGAGTGGTTTGATCCCATGTTCAAAAGGTTCCACCATAAACCAGAAACTGGCGACTATATGATATTTCCAAGTTTTACATATCATCACGTGAACCCGTACTACTCGTCATTACGAATATGTGTACCTGTAGATCTCTATTTGTACAGAGGTTAAAACATATAAATAGATGTAGTATCATAATATAAATATAGCAATCAAATAAATAAGGTTGTCAACTTAACTAAAATGGAGATAAAATAATGGCTTTCTCATACACCACAACGGTTACTAACCTGAAAGTTAAAGATCAGGTAAATAGCGAAGGCGATACTCTAACCAACGCTGTTGTTCAAACATACTGGAAACGCAAAGGAACGGATGCGGATGGAAACACAGGATCTTTCTCAGGCGCAACTCCTTTCACTGCGGAAAACGTGGCATCTGGTTCTTTCGTAGCTTTTGAAGATCTTGCAGAAAATACCGTAGTAGGTTGGATCAACGCAGTGATCGAAGGCGATCCAGAATATAAAGCTCACATCGATGGAGTTATTCAAGCTGAGATCGACAATAACAATATCACAGATATGAATCCACCGTGGGTAGAAGATGAACCAGAAGTTCAATCTGACGCCGATCCAGACGCACCAGCAGGTGACTAATGAACTATACTTGGGAAATACTCAAGCTCGAGACGCAAGAGGAAACAAGCTCTGACGGCACCAGTCTTACAGATTCTATTGTAAGAATTGACTGGAGACGCAGAGCTGTTGACGACGACGGTACAGAAGCAAGTTACAAAGGTGTTACCCACGTTTCAGCTTCAAGCACACTGGCTGAAGATTTTATTGCACTAGCTGCAGTACAAAAATCTCATGTTGTTTCATGGATTGAATCTNATATGTCAGATGGCGACGTTGTAATCATGAATAAGACTTTGCAGGATAAGATAAATACTAATAGAACGNCAAGGAGTTCTTTTAAACCTGCTTGGGACTAAGTGAATTTTATATTATGGAGTTAAAATGCATGATCTGTACACAGGCGGCTTAGCCACCTATGCCCTTAAAAGAGGCGGAACAATTAAACCGGTTATACTGCCGACAGAAGTTTTAGGATCTCACGGCGAGACCGGTTTAATGAATCCATCCATTTTCCTTCATAAAGGGAAGATTCTTTTAAACATACGCCACGTCAACTATATTCTCTATCATTCAGAAGGCAAAAAGTATCCTCACCAGTGGGGTCCTTTGGTGTATGTGCATCCAGAAAACGATGTATCTCTCACAACATATAATGTTATGTGTGAGCTTAATCATGACTTAGATCTGGTTAATGCTCAGCGAGTAAATACGTCTGCCTTAGATACTAAACCAACATGGAACTTTATTGGATTAGAAGATTGCCGACTATTTGAGTGGAATGATCGCTTATTCCTATGCGGGGTTCGTCGCGATTGTTATGATGACAAAGGCAAAGGCCGCATGGAAATGCAAGAAATTGAGTTTATTGACGGCGAATGGAAAGAAGTATCTCGTAATCCTATTCCTGCACCAAATGGCGACGAAAGCTATTGTGAAAAGAACTGGATGCCGGTAAATGATATGCCATTCCATTTTGTAAAATGGACAAACCCAACTCAGCTTGTAAAATACGATATTGAAGAAAAAACATGCGTAGATGTTGTTAATGATCCAGACAGATATGAAAAATACAGCCAATTTGATTTTAGAGGTGGTTCTCAAGTAATCCGCATCAATGAACAGCAGAGAATGGCTATTGTTCATGAAACAAATCTATTACGAGATCCTTTCCAAAGGAAGGACGGTTGTTATAATCACAGAGTTGTAATATGGGATAATGATTGGAACATTGTCCATGTATCGAGAAGCTTCCACTTCTTAGGAACATATTACGATCATGTAAAGAATACCGATTACAATATTGAGTTTGTAACTGGCGCTGCTATTTTAGATAAAGATATTCTAATTTCGTTTGGTTGGCAGGATAATGCAACTTATATATTGAGAATGCCACTTAAAGCATTTGAGAATTTCTTGAGAGGTTAATATGAAATTTGAAAACCTAAATTTGTTGAATGATGTTGTAATGGATTATGATAATCCTGAAAAGATATATAAACTTGCGTTTGAATATGATAAGCTTAAACAAGGTGCTGCAGCGTTTGGCTGGTATCTTCGTGCAGCAGACATGTCAAAAGGCGACACGTTTGAATCTAAATGGCTTCAATATAAATCTATTCTTCGTGGTGCTGCAATATTTGATAGAGCTGGGCATAGAGATCATACAACTGGTGGTTTATATAAGATGGCTATTCAAACCTTGCCTGATAGGCCTGAAGCGTATTACCTGTATTCTAAATGGCAGATGGACAGAAGTGATTGGAGAGAAGCTTTAGTATATTCTAAGATGGGATTGAATTGTAATCACGATCCTATTGTAGACCCTGATCTTGAGTATCCAGGTGTGCTTGGACTGCAATATGTAAATGCAATGTCTGAATGGAAAACAAACGGCAGAGATGATTCTAAGAATCTATTGTTTGATTTGAAATATAAGAATAAGCTTGATTCTGTTACAGATAATGAAGTGACCGGTGTTCTCAACAACATTGGGTACCCAAGTACGTTGACTTATACTCCAGAACTGCACGAGAAATGGAGATGGAAGTTTGATGGCCAAGAATCAATTGAAAGAAATTATTCAAGACATTTTCAAGATATGTTCGTTTTGGCCTTTACAAACGGTAAGAAACATGGTACATTTATAGAGATAGGTTCAGGACATCCTGAGCTTTACAATAATACTTTGTTGCTTGAGAAAGATTTTGAATGGAAAGGGTTGTCAATCGATAATTCAGAAAGATTTTGTTCTCAATTTTCAAGATCTAGAAATACAACTATCATCCAAGCTGAAGCAGATAAGATTGATTACAGCATGTTGTTTAAATCAAATTGTGTAGAAAACTTTGTTGACTTTATAAGATACAACGCAGACTCTGCTTCTCTTACTGCTCTTCAAAATACTCCTTTTGATAAGTATGAATTTACAGTAGTTCAATTTCAGCATAACGCTTGCTGGTGGGGAGACGAGGTAAGAGCTAAGTCTCGTGAGATATTAGGTAAGATTGGTTATGTTTTATTAGTGCCAGATGTTGCTATTAACGAGACAGATAACTATGAAGATTGGTGGGTGCATCCAGGATTCCTTACACCAATCAATGAGAGAATGAAAGCTCCAGAAGATACAAACTTTGCTTGGAGATATATGATGAAGGAATATAGAGTATGAAACCAGTAATTGTCACAGGCGGATTTGATCCAATTCACTCAGGCCATATTGAATACTTCAAACATGCAAAAGAACTTGGCAGTATTTTATTTGTTGGTGTAAACAGCGATGAATGGTTAACTCGTAAAAAAGGTCGCCCGTTTATGCCACTTGAAGAAAGAATGGCAATCATTAAAGAGATTGGATGTGTTGGCCATGTCTTTTCATTTAATGACGATGACGATACTGCTATTGGCGCTATTGAGTATGTAAAAGAACAAGCACCAGGAAATTCTAAAATTGTGTTTGCAAACGG